GGATTGCTTACAAAGTCAACTCCAAGCGCATTACCGCACCGTGTGTAGTTGTCCTTGCCCGTGAGCTGCTTTAAACCACGGCCACGAAACTTCCATCCCTCACCAGATTCAGCAGCGCCGTTTCCCATGCGAGATGAATAAACAAGATTGGCAATCAACTCAGGCTTTCCAGCAATGCTGTTTGCTACCGAGGTGGGCACTAGCTTGCCATCTTTCTTGATGGGTTTCTTGTCAGCGCCAAGCACTGCAAAACGGTTAGGCCAGCAAGCCGCCAACGTAGCAGCACGGTAGTTCAAATTCTCAGTCAGCATGGTGTAACCACCAGACTCATGCGAAGTCTGCGCCAGAAAGCCTGCAACGCGCTGTGGCGTGTTGATTTCAAACTCTTGGCATGTGGCGATAATTGCATCCAACCATTTCTCAGGGCTCTTAATCTTGGCGGCTTGTAGCTGCTCAATGGTAGGTGTCATTTACTCACCTCCTTCATCTTCTTATCGGTGTCCTCTTGGCTCTTGTTGCTGCTACCGTAGAAGAAGCGAATCAAGCTGTTTACTGCTGTGCCGATTAAAAAGCCTAAGATGATGTTGATGAAGTCTCGGTTGCGGTTCTCCACGGGCATAAATGACACCATGAAGAAGTACAGGAACGACACAATAGTCAGGAACCACGCATAATGCTGACTAAACCTCTTGGTGCTTTCGTCGTTCATGTACATGTCGGTTGCACGCTGGGTAGACTTCTCGTCGAGCACAGCCATGAACTCAGAGTGCCGGTTGGCTTCCTCTTGCAGCTTGGCGTTGTACTCGGGTGTGGCTTCGCCTTCTGGCTTGAGCTCCATACCTAGCTTGGCTTGAACGGCGTCCACGCCTTTTTCAACGACTTCGTCGGCCACCTTGTGCATCCCGTTGTTAATCAGGTTCGCTACGATGCCGGCAATGATAGGTAACATTATTCGTCCTTTTCTTTCAAGGTAAAAGTCTTTACCTTACGTTCTTTTTCTTCAAGACGCACAATAAGCGCCTCAGCTTTTTTCAACTGCTTTGCTTGGTACACAGCTAAAAACGACAATCCCATCAGCCCAAAGATGATAAGCGTGACAATGACAACCCAAGACCAAAATTCTCTCATAGTGTCAAATACAACCCAATCATTTCCAACAGGGCGATTGTCACTGCTACTGCGTACACCAGCTTGGCTTTGTGTATTTCTTTGCGGTGTTCTTGTTGCCATGCGTTGTCCCGTTCTTTCTTTGCTTTGACGTCACGGGCAAACTCTTGCTCTTCTAGTATTTGCTCGTACATCTGGTTGAACCGAGAATACAAATCTTGAAGCCCTAAATGCTCTGGCGTATAAACCATTGCCTCTCTGACTTGCGTAGACAACTGCTTCAGTTGCCACTCAATCTCAATACGGTCAATCGCAGCAGACGCCACCTTGTCCGTTGTGGCTGACTCTGTTTCTAACTCTCGACAATGCTGCTTCAAGGCGCGAATGGCTTCAAAGTAAACCTTCATGTTCTCGCAAATTTCATGCACCGACTGTGCTTGAAATTCTTCGTAAGTCAGCTCTGGTTCTGGCTGGCGCTTTTTAGAACTTTTTGGTATGTCGGCGACATTGATGTCGTTGACTTGTTTTGTAAACTTATCCGCAGGCTTTGTAAACTTAAACAACCCTTGGAGCCAACCCCAAAGCCCCGTGACTTCCTTGTAAATTGCTTTAGCGTCCTTAACGCCACCCTCAACAGTCTTTTTAAACTTATCAAGATCAGCCTTGCCTTCTGACAACATTTGGCAGCCAGTACGGATAGCAGCGACTGCACCTTGTGCCAGCATGAGAAGGCTGATTGGGTCAATGATTTACCTCACAGCCCAGACAGCTTCTTGACGAACTCAGCGGCGACGCCAGGGCCGAGCAAGACGGCAGCCATGACCGCGTACAACAGGTACTCAATCTTGGCCATACGCTTGTCGCCACTGGTTAATTGACCGTCGATGCGTTGGTAACGCTCGGCACAAATTGCTTCGTGAACAGCCAATTTTGTCTCCACTGAATCGCTCATGTTTTACTCCGCTGGCTGGTTTGATAAACCTGCTTGAGCTGACTCTTCAAGAGAGTCTTTCAGAATGCCAAAGAACGCATTACGACCCACTTGCAGTTGGTCAAGATTGAACTTGGCCGAGTTGACTTTGCGCTCCAAATCCATGACGTGATTCAACAGCGCTTTTTGTTGCTCTGTCAATTTTTCCACGTCATATTCAACGCCGTCAATATTGAGTTGGGGTTTTGTGTTGTTTCCCATTTCAGTTCCTTTTGTGCGCCACCAAAATCGAGTGGTGGCTTCCCTTTTCCTATTATGCCGAAGCGGCTTGCAGTGGACTTAGGTCCTCTGTCGTCCAAAAGTCTTTGGCCAGCATGATCTTCAGGTGCTCTTGATTTCTGGCCACAGTGTCGGCCCAGTCAGCGTCTGACATGCGCTCTGGCTTACCTGCGTTAATTAGGTTCACCGAGTCCATGCAGGCGCTGTAGTGGCGTGCAATTTCTTCGGGAATGGGTTTGATTTGTTCTGTCATTTTTAGCTTCCGTTTTTTGGGGCAAATCCAGTGTTTAGTGCGGCGAATTGCTCAGGTGTCAATTGGGTACCGCAAAGAGCACACATCCCATCTGGAAGAGGTTTTGGAATTTCAACTAGTGTTGATTCGTGTTGAGAATTGCAATGCGAGCAGGTTTCCATTTTTATCCTTTATGCTAAAGTAACGCCCATTGCGCTACCATTTAGAACTTCAACTTCAATAATGTACGAGTCATAGTTACCGCTGCGGTTTGTTGTGTACCGCAAAGTCGAGGTTGTACCACTTGTTGACCAAGACAAAGTCCCCACGTTGGTAAGTCCATTATTGGTAGTGACAGTCATGGTATTTACTGTTGTTGTGAACGAAGACCCCGTTGCCAACGCGCAACCCATACCAATGTGTTCATTTGCATTAGCCGCAGCATAAACGGCTTGAATAACCCTGACTTTTACGGCAATCATTTGATCTGCAAAACTGCCCGTAACGGTGACAAGATTCACCGTCGGATTATCCATATTGGAGCCAACGGAAAGAAACTTTTTAGTTTTCCAATAGTCTCCAAAATTAACAAGTGCTCCAGTTGGCGTAACTTGACTTCGTGGATTCCCATCCCCATCAGCCAGCACGATGTAGTTGTTGGCCGTGCGAATGTCGAGGCCACCTTGGTTGCCGGTGTACGCGCCGAGGATTGAGTTCTTTGAGCCCGTGGTTATGTCATAACCAGCAGAAACGCCAAGCAGGGTGTTGAATGACCCAGTCGTTACGCTAAAACCAGCCGCGCCAACTTGAGAAGTTCCGTTACCACCCATGAATGTGTTGGCAGCGCCAGTGGTTGTGTTGTTACCGGCTTGGTAGCCTACGTAAGTGTTGCCCGCATCACCATCTGTTTTGTTCGCTGAAAATCCAGCATACATGCCAACGTATGTGTTGCGAGAACCAGTCGTGTTTGAATATCCAGCTTGAACGCCAATAGATACGTTGTTTGTGCCAGTTGTGTTGCTGTACGCAGACTGGTAACCGACAGCCGTGTTGTTAATTGCTGTAGTATTGGAGTAGAGCGAAGATCCGCCCAAAGCAGTGTTGGCGTTGCCAGATGTGTTAAATCCAGCGCGATACCCCAAAAACGTACCCTGATCTCCGCTACCAGTAGCTCCGTTTGCCGCACCAGCCTGATAGCCTACAGCGGTAACGCCGCCGTTAATTTGGTTGCTATACCCAGCTTGATAACCTACAGCAGTGTTGTTAGAGGCTGTGGTGTTGTACGCTAGCGCACCCTGACCAACTGCAATGTTGTAAGAGCCTGTTGTGTTTCCATACAAAGCAGAGCGGATGTTGTCAACCTCACTCCCACCAACCGCCGTGTTAGCAGTGCCTGTCGTGTTTGAATACAGAGTGCGAGTGCCAAAAGCGTCAACTCGGCCAGTGGTGTTGCTGTACGCCGCGCGCTCACCAACTGCTGTGTTGTATGAGGCGGTGGTGTTATTTGCAAGAGCGCCTGAGCCAAGCGCGGTTACTTGAGCGCCGGTGGTGTTGGTATAGAGAGACTGGTATCCAACCGATACGTTATTTGCAGCCGTGGTGTTGTTGTAGGCAGCAGTGTATCCAACGGCAGTGTTGTTCCCAGCGATGGTGTTGGAAAATAATGCATATGCGCCAGAAGCCGTGTTGCTGCCACCGGTCGTGTTTGAGCCAAGAGCAAGGTAGCCCGTAGCGGCATTGTTTGAGCCAGTGGTATTTGAGCCCAGCGCGGTTCGGCCTGCGGCAAGGTTTGTCGAGCCGCTTGTGTTGACCTGCAAAGTATTTGCGCCAATAGCTACGTTTTCACTTCCGGTTTGTGAGCCGCCCCCCAAAGCACTAGCACCCACCGCAGTGTTGGTAGACACAGCGCCTGCACCACGGCCTACTGAAACCCCGTTGACACCAAGGATTGCACCATCAAACGTCAGCGCACTACCAGTAGTAAGCACCTTAGAGCCGTTGAGGTAGGCTACGCCGTTTGCTGTGCCGCCGTTATGCGTTACTGTGCTTGAGGTGGTTAGGGTGGTTGCAGCAACAGTGTCTGGTGTAGTTGCACCAATTGCAGTTGCGTCAATGGTGCTTGATGCACCCGTCACCGTCAACGTACCAGCCACAGCCAATGTCTTGCCAGAGCCAACATTCAGACCAACGGATGTTCCTGTACCGTTAGCCGTAAAGATCGCATCAATGGTGTCAAGATCGGTGTTGATCTTTGCGCCCCATGTGTCTGTTGACGCGCCGACTTCTGGCTTTGTCAGCGAGATGTTGGATGTAGTGGTATCAGCCATTTTTAAGTCCTCATGCGGCAACTTGCCACGTTTCAGTGTTTACAGAAATTGGAGTCCACGTCTCAGACGTATCATCAATATTCGTCCATGATTCTGACGAGTCAGAAGCAACAGTCCAATCATTTGACGTGACATCAATGTCTGTCCACGTCTCTGTTGTATCGCTCTCATTTTCCCATTTTTTACGTGCAGAAACAGACATCTCTGAAACGCACGAAACTGTAAAACCTTCAAACTGGACGCGCGAGCCATCAATGACAACCGAGCTGGATGCCTCAAAGTTCATTGGCTGGTTCACAATGACCTGTGAGCCAACAGTCATAACGGCATCATCAAAGACGCTCATCTCTGCAAGCGCAACACGCAAGCCACTGATAGTGACTGCGCTTACGTCAGCAGCAGCAAAGTCACCAACAGCAATGCGTTCAGCAGCAGCAGCAACAGCGCTGGCAGATGCAGCAGTAGCAGCGCCAATTGCAATGCGTTCACCATAAACAGACACAGCGCTGGACGCTGCAATAGCAACAGCGCCAACGGCAATGAGCTGACCAGAGACAGCAACCGCACTGGTTGCGGCAACATTAAACGATGCGTCAGGCTTTACGACATTGGCGGCAACGGCAACTGAGCTGGCGCTAGAAACAGAAAACGCGCCTTCACAGACGCGAGTTCCTGATGCAGACACCGTGGAGGTGTCTGCTATTGCTACGGCTCCAAGAGATACCCCATAAGAGTAATTGCCCCCGCCGTAATAGCCAGAGCCGTATGCTGCCATGATTAGGTCAGAGTGACTGTCAGGCTAGATGCAGGGATGCGGAACACATCGCCATCATTGATGGTGCGCGATGTGGTCAATGGAGCCCATGCAAGCATGTTGCCTGATGTGGAAGCATCAAAGATGGCAGCGTGAGTCACAGTACCCCAGTTACCACCAGAAGCAGCAGCAAACTCGATTGCAGCAGAGTTGGTGGCAGTGGTAGGTGATGTGCCTGAAACAGTGATTGTCCCTGTCACCTTGCGAGCGTATGCGCTGCCAGAGACTTCAGTACCGCCACCACTGTCTGACGGGGCTGCTGTAAACAGGCCAACATACCAAGCTGTAGGACGTGTTGCTGAGTTGGTTGTCAGCAGCCAATTGAGAACTAGGTTCTCGGTGTAATCGCTAAAAGATGACATCTCTTATCCCTTATCCAAAAGTTCTTGCTCTTGCAATCAAAGCGCCACCAGACGTTGCGCCACGATCATCAGCAATCTGTAAGTCGTCCATTGCTGACGTGTACAGCGTTGCCCATGTAGAGATTCTCGCATCATCCTTCAGGTATGGCGCAGCCTGCAACAACGAGCCGTACAAGTACACATCAGGCGCAGCAGTCAACAACCAGTTTGTAGCCACAGTAGATGACAACTTTGTCAACTTTGCGTAGTACGTCAGTTCACCCGTGTAGGACGAATCAGGCACTGGCACAGTGCGAATCTGAGTCCCAACAATGCTGAAAAATCGTGGCTTGCTAGATGATGGATATTGAGATTGGAGATGGTCCAACGAGTCAATCGTCTCAAACTGCAAAGGAGTTACAGGGTTTGTTTGCAGCTTGAGGGATTTGACCTCAAGGAAGTCTGATGGCACAGTACCGTACTCAGTGTCGATGGTGGCAGTTGCACGAACAATCATTTGACGTGTACGCAACTTGCGCTCAATCTGAGCTTCAGCCAAAGAGATGAAGTCAGGGATTGCAGCCGTCAGGTCGGTACGGTACAACCAGTCACCGACTGAAGACTTCAACTCTGAGTAGGTAGAGAGTGCCATTAGGATGCCTTTTGTGCGTTCTCCAAGTCACGCATCACCCATGTGTGGTCGTGCTTGAATTCAAATGTCCCAATGTGTCCGATTTCCTTCGACACATCGTGGTCAATGTATATTTTAAAGCCAGCCGCCGTTGCTTTGCGACAGAAGAAAACGTCTTCACCAATGTAGCCACGCTTGTCTGTGCGCCAAGGCGTCTCGAACCACGGCTCTGACAACGACTCAAAGACTTTGCGGGTAATGAGCATCACGCCCATACCAATTGATTCAACTTCCTCCAAGCCGGTTGACTCTGGCATTGAGTAGACGAGTTGACCATCTAAGCCGCGAGCTGTTGGACCCGTAGGCATCCTGCGCCTTGCGCAATTGGTCGCAACAATGTCTTTATCGTGCGCCAGCAAACGACCAACCATGTCTTGCGGGAAAGTCATGTCTGAGTCAATGAACAGCACATGAGTGCAGTTCTCGCGCATAGCCTCAAGGCATAAATCAGCACGTTGATTTTGAATCAGTGTGCCTTGATTGATCTTTAAAGCAACAGCATCTGGTGTGTTGAGTGTGTGGTACGCCACCATATTGACCAAGCAAAACGTAAAGTTTGCGTGGACCATATCTCTCGCTGGTGTGCATACTGCAATGTAATTCACGGTTTCTTGAGTCATTTTTATACTTGTCCTTCTTTCACGCGAAAGAATCGGTTTTCATGGTCGTTGAGCCAGCGCTTCATGTAGGCATCGTCATTTAACTTGCCTTCAGCTTGCAGCTTGTAATAAATCGAAAGAGGGATTCGAGCAACATGGTGGAACTCACCTTTCCAGCCGTTGTTGTCGGACTGCGCTAGGTCAGTCTTATTCATCTCAATGATTGGGGCCACGTCTTGAATTGTCTCAATCGTTGCTTCGTCTTTTTCAGAGTCGTAGTGCCACACCTTCTTGATGCCGGTGTAGTCGTCATGGCTAAAGAGTCGTGATTCGCTCATATAAAAAAAGGGGCGAGTTTCCCCGCCCCTTTCCTTTGTTTGATTACGATGTAATCAAGTCAGCAGCCAAGCCCATGCCGTTCTCAGCCATCACTTTGTGGCCCCACTCAACGATCAGCATACGCTTCTCAGCGTCACCAGTCTTGGCGAGTTCAACTTGTTGGTAAGGACGCAATGTGGTCATCTTAGCCATGTCAGGGTCGATCACCCATGCATCACGCTCACGTTGGAATCTATTGGCGATCACCTGCACATTCCCGAAGTCGCTTACATAAATGTCAACGGCCCCCACCAGTGTTGCTGGCTTTGCGCCACCATCAATGTTGAAACGTGAAGATGCAATGCCAGAGAAACCAGACACGCGCTGCTTGTTGACAGGACCAACCATCAACATCTTTGGTGTACCACCAGCAGTCCACACCTGTTGAATCACGTTCTTCAGGATGGTCTCAGTGAAGGTACGCACGTTGCCGTCTGTACGGGCAGAGCTTGGCAATGTGGTGTACGAAGGGTTTGCACCGTTCGTTTGCATGTCCACGTTGGTCTTGACGAAAGCGCCCAAAGAAGCAGTGCCGCGAGCAGTTGTGCTGTTACCAGCAGCAGCCACAGCGCCGTTCAACATGGTGAATTCTTGGTCACGCTTCAACTCAGAGCCGCGCTTGGCGATCTGGTAAGCCAATTCAGACTTACGACCAGCCTTGTTCACGGTTTCTTCAGTAGCAGACAAGATGATTGTCTTGCGGCTGATCTGAGCGTAGTTCTGCAAACGCACAGTGGCGGTCACAGCGTCAAACGAAGTGACGTCATCGCCTTCGAGCTGCTTGTTGGCTGCTGCAGAAGCGAGTGTGTCTGTCTGCCACTCGAACAACGAGTTGCTGACGGACTCACGACCAATGTTGCTCATGTAAGGAGTTTCCTCAGGAGCAATGTTGGTGATGACGTTTGACAGGTCTTCACGGATGCCTTTGGCATCAAAGGTGGTAAAGGTGTTAGTTACGATAGCCATTTAAGTGCCTCATTTCAAAAGAAGTTCAATTGCTCTAGCCGCATCATCGACACGACCAGTTTTTGCAAGACGCTGTTTTGCGCGAGTACCTTCAGTTGTTGTGGAGACACGGCCTGCTGCACTAGGCTTTACAGGACGTGGACCGTTGTTGACTACAGGCTTGATGTCCTTTCGCTTGGACACCATCTGGTCATACAACGCTGCTTTACGCAACGTGACAACCGCCCTATGGTCAAAGACATTCTTGAGTTCATCTTCAGAGTAGCCAACCTTCTGTCCAAACTCGATAAGCAAAGCCTTTTCAGCCTTCGCTTTCTTCTCGTCTTTCCATTCAGGCACAGCTTGAATGAGTGCAGCTTGCTGTTGAGCAAGTGTTGCCTTCATCTGCTCTGTTTGTTGTTGCGCAGTAAGCTGAGAAAGTCGCTGCTGCTCGGATTGAATAGCTGCTTGTCTCTCTTGCTTGTCACGCGACAACTCTCGCTGGCGTACCCATTCAATGGGGTCTTCTGCGTAAAGACGGTCCCAATCAATAGGTTGCTCGCCAGCAGACTCAAGTTGCTGTTGCAACGCTCCCAACAATTGAGCGTACTGTTCACGCTCGGCACGAATAGCAGCAGCTTCAGCTTCAACCGTCTTACGGGCTTCAGCGATCTGTTGCGTCTTTCGTGTGTAGTCTTGTGTTCTGCTGTAACCTTGCTGGAGTTCATCAAGCGTCACGCTGACTTCCTTGCCGTCTACCTTGACGGTGAAAACCTGTGGCTCTTTGTCTTCCTCAGTTTCATCAGAATCTTCTGACTGTTCATCTGTCGTTTCATCGCTTGACTCATCGTCTTGCACGTCAAGTTCTTCATCAACAGATGCCGCGCCATCCTCATCGGATGACAACTGCGCCTCATCTACTTCCTCAGTTTCTCCCTCATCAGGACCGAGTAATTGAGCGAGGGCACTGGACGCTTCGTCCACTGACATTGGACCTGTAGGGATGCTCCCTGTTGGGTTGGCGTTTCCTTCTGACATTTCCAAATTCCTTTATACCAATGATTTCTGATCGCGTTCAATCTGACGCTGTGCAACTTTCCCGTTGTCCATGATCTTGTTGATCTGGATGCGGAACTGCTCAACAGCTTGGACCATGTGCCACGCGCTCTCTCTTTTCACGGTGTCCTCTGGCTTCGTACTTTTCCAAACCCAGACGGCATCGTTCTCCATTTGCAGCAGTGCTGCTGAGAAGGCTTCGTCCTGTATCAGACTCTCGGCCTTCTTCCCTTTTTTCACGGTTTCTTCATTGCTCATTTAGACCATTCCTTGCGGGTTGATGGGTTGCATAGGCTGCTGGACTTGAGGCTGCGCTTGCTGCACAACTTGTTGAGCAATCGCGCCTTGCTGTCTGACAGTCTCGCTATTCACATTTTGCTCTGCCACGATTTGTGCAGTGCTGATTTGCGTGTTGTACTTTAACTCAAGTTCGTATTGTTTAAGTAGTCGATCTTGAGTTAATTGGTCGCGTCTAAAGTCGTCATCCATCATCATTTGCTGGCGCTTCAGCTCCAACTCAGCCGCCTTCTTTTGGATGTCTGCTTGAATGGATTGAGCCTGCACTTGAGCCAAGACTTCTTCAGGAGAAGGCTTTGCCTGTTTCTCTGGAGCCTTCCAGCCGTCAGGCAAGTCATTGATGAAGGCTGACGCATCAGCAAAGCCAGACATCTCGACCATCTTGCGCAAGGTCCGGACATACTGCTGTGGTGTCACGACAGGGTTGTCCAAACCGTACTGAGCAATGATGGCTTCTTGTCGTGCCGCGAATGAAGCCAATGCAGCCAACTTCTCGTTGGTGTCGCCGTTGCCCAAACCAATGTTGACCATCACATCCATTGATGTGTCCCAAGCGCGTGGGTCGATCTGCACCCACTCATTACGCAAACGAATCATTCGCGCTTTGTCTTGGTGTGTGACCGTCAAGAAAAGAATCTTCTTGAACAACGTCTTCATGCCTTCAGCCAGCAAACGCGAAGTCAGCTCAATGCGGCCTTGGGATGCAGTGATGGTTGCAGCGACAGCAGCCTTGGTGGACGACTGCAAAGCATCAGCGTTCAAGCCCATTGCGGCCTTGCTCATGCCGGTGCGGTCTTCCTTGATGCTGTCCACGTAGTCCAGCATTGGGAAAGCCGCTTGACCCACAAACGGTTGCGCAAATGTCTGCACCATGTTTGGCGCTCGCATACGAATCACAGCGCCTGTCTCGTTGTTCAAGACGTCATCAATGTTGACTTGGCCTTCAACGATGGCAGTGCGTGGGTGAATCGACTGAGCCAAAGAGTCAAGTGTGTTGCGCAGAATCTCGGACTTGATCTCTTGGATGTCGTGCGTGATGTCAAAGATCGAACCAGCCTCAAGTGGCGAGGTGTGTGGTTCAGGGTCGCAGGGGAAGGCCACGAATGGAATGTAAGACGAAGGCAAGTTACGCTTGACTTCGTAGCTTGGGCCCATCGTGCAAATCTTGCGCAACTCAGGGATGCCGTCACCGTCATAGTCAACGCGCACGTAAACCTCACAGTACAAGACGCGCTGCTCCATTGGGTTAGCGCTCTCGCCTTCAAACTGTTGGTTATTCAGCGAATGACGCGCCAGCACTTCCTCATTGTCAGCCAAGTCGGATGAGCCAACGTACTGCGTCACCTCATCTTCATCGTAGCCAATTGAGATCAACTCAGCCACTGACGACATCTTGCGCCGACCAATGATCGGTGCGCTCTCAAAGTCCAAGGCTTGACGAGAAAGCAGCAACTCCTCTGGTGCAACAGAGTTGACACGGATGCGACCAGACTTCACGATGCGCTTTATTTCCACATCGTGCAGCATGGCAGGGGGTGGCATCACAGGCATACCAGACAAAGGGTCAACCTGTGTTGGCATTGACATCATCGCGTCTTCATCAGGGTAAGACACAACGATCTTGAACTCAACGCCTTCCTCTTTCTCAGAGTCCAGAATCTGCAAGGTCGAGTCATCAAGGCCAGAGTACTGCTCAATGCGCACTTCCTCAGACTCCTCCCACACCGCCTCCATAATGCCGCACTTACGCGCCAAGGCATCTTTGAAGGTTGCGTATGCAGTCATGAAGCCGTTGTTGTCAGCCGTGAACACATAGTTAGCGTAATCAGTCGCTTGCTTTGAGTTCTTCACGTCTTCAGGGCCACGGGGCACAAACTCAACTACGTTCTCTGAGCTGAAGAACACACGCATCAACGAAGGCATCATTGCAGAGATGGTGTCGCGTGTCTCCATCGCCACAACCTGTGACCGGCCTTCTTCTTCATTGCCAAACGGGTCGCCGCGGTAGTAACGCGTTGCCATTGCACGAATAGGCGACAAGTCAGAGTCAATGTAAGACACGGCATCAGCAATCTCCTGACCGATCATGCCTTCAAGCTCGGTGTCATCCATCTGCTGGTGTTCGTCTTCTTCCTCTTTGACTTCTTCAGGGTCTTTGGACTCCATCAAGTCCTCAATCTGCTCTTTGGCTTTATTGAGCAAAGCGCTTTGTGTCTCAGACTCAAACTCGTATGGAACTTTCATTTTTTGCCCTTTTGCAATATGACGTACATGGAGTCCACAGCGCGTGGAGTCCTCAAAATCTCATCTTGCGGCAATTTTAGACTTTCCCCAACCTTTGAGAGCGTGAATTCCAGATGCTTCACAAAGAACCTATCCTCCCATCCCAAGTACCAATGCCAGTCCGTGTAATACAACCACGACTTCTCATTGAACGCTCGGACGTGGGTGGGGTCTTGCCACGCACCGTAAGACAAGTCGTAAGGCACATGGATGCGCATCTCGCCGCCGTCCTTCAGTAAGTCCTTGCAGTTGGTCATGGCCTTCACCAAGTCAGGCACATGCTCAAGAATGTCGTTTGCCAAGATCACGTTAAACATCTCATGCTTGATGCGATAGTCGCCCTTGCGCGTCACCAGCAACTCGCCCCAATGCACATCCTGAATGTCTAAACACCAATCTGATTTGATTCGGCGCTGAATGTCTGCGTTGATGCAGTCCTCACGCCAATCTTTGCCAGAGCCTAAATTAAGAACCAAAGAACTGTTGGACATACTGTGGGCGGTTTTTCTGAATCCAAGGCAAAGCCTCAAGGGTTAATTTCTCAGCGTTCAAGCCAATCGTTTGGCTTCCAACGTGGTGGACGTAAGAGGTTGAGACAAAGTGGGAGTACCCCTTGGCAGACATATCTAAGCAAGACACGTCATCCGAGTACCAGTTCAATGGCCCAAACCGCCCGTGTCTCCATGCATCCCGCGAGATGTAAGCAAAGATTGGGGCCACGATGTCAGTCGGGAAGATGTAGTCTTCTGACGCAAAACGATTCATGTGAATCGGGTCATCTTCTCGGTTGTAGCGAATGTTTTGCAACGGACGCACCGAGTCGCTACGCGCAGCAACCCAACCCACTGACGGCTCAAGAGATCGAATTGTGTCCACATCATCCAGCAGACGTGAGTAGCTGGTGGGCGTCAACACAACATCGTCATTGCAGACAACGCAGGCAGAGTGGTACTTCAGAGCATCATCAATGATGTCGTTGTAGTCATCACCAAAATTGCGAGCAGCGCCCACCATGATGCGAGCGTTTGCCAAGTACTCCAACTTGCCAATCACGGACTCAGGGCCGCGAATGTAGACAAATGCCTCTGGTGCATATTGCTTGATTGACTCAAGCAGTACCGGCAACCCTTTGCCGTGTACTGTGGCAATACAAATTGGTATCACTTGGGTTTGTTTCTCGCAGAAATGGCTTTGGCCTTCGCCTTGGCATCAGCCTTGGAGTTTGCACCCCAAGCGTTAAGACTAAGAAGCAAACGAGTCTTCTCGCCGTCCTTGTACTCAGGTCCAGCCATGTTGCCCATACGAGCCAAGAAGCTGGCGCGTCTAGGGTTATCGCCTGACTTGACGGGTGGCTTTAGGTTCATGCCTTCAGCCTTGGCTGATGCACGACCCTTGGCGTTCAAGCCGCCAGTGGCAGACTTACCCTCTTTCCTCTGCCAAGCCGCTGTCATTTCTTAGCCTTCGGCTTCTTTGCAGTCTTAGCCGCCGCCTTGAAGTCAGCAGCGGAAGGTGCGGCTTTGGAGCCGACCTTGTTCATCTTCTCGCCAGAGCCAGCCGCGATGCGCTTTTGTTTGGCGTTAATGTTGCTGTAGAGACCTTGCTTCATTTCTTAGCCTTGTTCTTTGCTGTACGTTGACCGCGCATAGGCATCTTGGCTTCAGACATTGCGATGGCAATGGCTTGCTTTGGGTTCTTCACAACCTTGCCGCCTTTGCCTGAGTGCAGGGTCTTGTCCTTGTACTCGCCCATGATCTTGCCAATCTTCTTGGCTGCATCGGAAATCTTCATACATCACCCCTTAAAAATAAAATCAATTATGCAACCCGCGACACATTTCGGCGCAGCGGCTTTGACCACTGCTGCGCGGTGTTCGCACCGAACATCCCAATGGCTGCATCACTTGCAAACGTTAAGACAAACGAGTCAGCCTTGTCGGGTGACTTCAAGCCGCGCTTGCGAATGTCGTCCTTGCTCTCAATCTGAATCTTGCCGTTGGACGTGAAAAAGTAACGCACTGTTGCCAACTCAGCGACCAACTCCTCATCCAGTGGGATGCGGCAGTCACGCGCTTCAAACCACTGCTTGCACTTGTACCAAAGCTCTGCGCGTAAGTTCCTGTAAGTCTGCCCCATTGCAGGGGACTCTGAGACGTTAATGCCGCGAACAGGCAAGCCCAACTCACGCAGGCGGTCAACAACGCCAGCGCCTAAACCAATCGAGTCAACCAGAATCTCATGGGGGCGTTGGCTAGGCGCAAGCGCCTCCCACTCAGCAACCACTGCACCCGTCAATTGCATCAGGTCCAAGTTCTTCCAAACCTTGATGGGTTCAATCAAAGCGTTGCCCTGACGCTTGGCAAGCGTGGACCTGTCTCCGCCAAAGCGAGCAACGTCCAATCCCCATATCAGCTTGGCGTGGGGGCTGGTTGCCACGTCTCGGTGCTTTGCTAACTCAAGCAACTCCATTGGGATGATCGTGTCGTCATCAGACCTAGGGAATTCCCCTAGTACGCGAATCCGGTAGGCGTTTGACTCCTCACCGTAGCGAGCCTTCATCTCCTCAACGTAGGCTTCGGACACCCGCGGCGAGTCAACGCAGGACACCTTCATCGTCACCCAATCATTGGCAAGACGGTTGTGGGTGTCGTAGAAGAATCCAGAGCTTCGCACAGGGTTGCCCAAAAGCAGGGTGACGGCGCTGTGGCCTGACATTGAGCCAGCAGCAGCCTCAAAGACTTGTTCGGGTATACCTGATGCCTCATCAGCAATCAGCATTACGTTGTCGCTGTGGACGCCTTGCAAAGCTTCGGGCTGTTCGGCGCGGGATGTACGTGCTGACACGAAGGCTTCGGTAGCGGCTTCTTTAACTTCAATGCGGTCTTGCTTGACTTCAAGCATGTCCCTGAGAGTTGGTGGCAGTTCCTTCACCCAACGCTTCAGCTCCGCAAAGAGGGCGTCATATAACTGGCTGGAGGTGGGGGCAGTGACCACGACCTTGACGGGGTAACGTAAAAGTAAATACCAAATGATTGCCCATGATGCGCCAGTTGACTTACCAACACCGTGACCGCTTCGGACAGAGATTCGGCGCTCGCCTTTGGCGATGTGGTTGAGCATCGTCTCTTGCCACGTGTCAGGTGTGGTGTTCAGCACTTCCTTCACGAACAACACAGGGTTGTTGCGGTAGCGTGCCGTAAAAGCAATAAACGGATTACTCCTTACCTTCTCGTCCAACTTCTTGGCAGCGTTGTCCACCGCTCCTTGTACGTCAACGTGCAGTTTCTTTTTTGGTGGGGGTGTTGATGTTGTCGTCATGTGTGGATTGTGCCACTAATGAAAGAAGTTGTTGGCGACCGAGAACCCCCAATCCGATGCGGTGCTTGGAAGTCTCTCCAAACCCTATGCACTTAACCAACACGACTGAGGACTGTTTGGTGTGGGGTGCTTCTCGAGATCACCCCCAGTCCCCATGCGTCTTGATGTCGTAGTCAAATGTATCAGATTTTATTTTTTAAATTTTTTTGGGAAGTGTGTGGGGCTGCGTCTGTACAGCCACCCCGCCCAGACCCCACCGGCGGGGGGCCCGCAGCGGGTCCGGCGAGCGGCGAGCTGGCACGATTCCTGCCGACAGCAGAAACGAATACCAAAGCATGTACGCACTTTATACAACGTCCATTATGTAAAGTTGTTATGCACATACGCACAGGTTATACAGCCAACCTGTTGTACTCTTACAACAAATCAGGTCGTCTGTGGATAACGTGGACAACTTAGCTCAAATTGTCTGTGGGTAACTCAGCCTCGAACACCTCACCATGTCGCAGCGCATCGAGCCGTAAGTTCGCCAGATTGACCGTGACGCTTGGCATCTTGTTCTGCGCGTATGCAGCAGGATTCCAACGTTCAGCTACCCACTGGCGCGTTTGGACCCGTAAACGGGCTTTATTGACCTCTGCGATGTCCGTTTCGTCCGATATCTCGATGATCTCGGACACCAAGTTGTCTGCCGCTTTCGCGCGTACGCGAGAGAGGAAGCCCTCGTTCTCGGGACGATCAAGCCAAACGGTGAGCGCTTTACGCCCCACGCCGAGCTTGTAGCAGATGCGCGTTTCGGACAGTCCAGCCTCGAACAAGGTCTGAATCTGATCTCTTGGCAACGTGTCGAGTAACGCCAAGTCCTCAACCTTCTTCTTTTGTCCAGCCATTTAAACCTCCTAGAATCAATTATTAACAGTCACAGCCACCTAGCCATACCTAACCCACTTTAATCGCTTTAAAGTGCCTTCTGAAGCGTTCTAGAGCCTATCTTAGATGTGTCAAACACCTTAGCCACGCTAGAACCCTTCAAAACCTTCTCATCGGACGGCATATCGTCCAACCCCGTCACGCCGCCCTCAGGAAACTTGTTCGGTGGAATGTCCAATCTAACCATCTGAGCTGTCGGGTATTTTCGCTTAAGCGCCATAGTTTCCTTGACCACTTCAGCGTTCATGACGATCTCAAGCTCCTCCATGCACCAGATGTGACGCTTCTCATCCTTGCCCATGAATTGCTCAAAGTGCAGCGCATCCTCATACGTCTCCACAACGACCATCACTGAGCCATCCTTCATCTCATGCTGGCAGTGCTTTATCTCCGGCACTTGGCTTACGCCGCCTGCCACCGCCCAAGCCTCCAGCGCCGCATAGGCCTTCTTCATCCCATCAACTGCTTTGGTGAGCCTAACCTCATCCCTCATCTTCTGTGCAGCAAACACTCTTTCCGACTGCATCCAAAACTTTTGGCGAAACTCCTCATCCACCAAACCAATCAACCGACTAATCCCCCAACGCTTTTCATGCGCTTGCTTAACGTTAATCAAATCAATCAACTTGCTGCGCATCATCAACTCAAAAGGGTCCGAAGGAATAAGCGGCTGCTCAACCTTCTTTTTGATCTCTCTTGTCGCCATTTTCAATCCTTACATTGTTCTTACAAATAATCCACGTTTGGGTCCCCGTCTCGTCCACATATGGGTGTGTCTCATAGACCCACACCCCATACGTAGACGCTTTGACGGTCTACACATGGCATCTACATATGTAGACATGTGTAGACCATATGTAGACGCCTTATTGACTGCCTAATCAACAAATAAGCGTCTACATCATGCAAAGTCATTGTCTACAAATGCGATGCATGAGCCATATGTAGACGCCTATTTAAATGAAATCACCTTCCTATCCACCTCACCAGAGCCGTCATGTTCCTCAAAAACAGCCCAACACCAATCCCCATGAACAGCAACTTTCTCAGCATTAAGCAGTTGCGTCTTGACCCGCCACCACAACTGCCTAAAATCCTTTGCCTCCAAGTCGTTGCCCATTGACGCCTTGAACTCATCGCGCCACTGGTCAACTTTGATGCACTTATTCCTCATCCCGTTGATGTTCTCCATCATCCCGAACTTCTTTATGGCTGCATGTAAGGCGCGTAAAGCGTTTGAATTGTTCGTCCCAAGCCCTGCTCTGCTTGGTGGTGGCACTGCTTCCTTCCTGCCTCGGTTGACATCCATATCCCCATCCACTTCCACCGCCAAACTGCTGATCGAGTCGAATCCTAAAAGTGTTGTGGATAACTCGACCTCAACCATCTGAAATCCGTAACGCTGACCATCCTCACCATCCTTCTGCTTGCTGATGTGCAGGATGCCTTTAGGTGCGTCTTCAATCCTGATGATCTCCAACTCTGTGTCCACGGCTCCTAAGAGGCTTGAATGGCCCCTTAAACCTTTCGTGGCGTCCTTACCAGCGTGATGCACGACTAGCAATGCGCAGTTGTATCTGCCTTGAATTGCTCCCGCCGCCGTGATGAAAGCTCCCATGTCCTCACTCGCGTTCTCATTGCCACCACCAAACGCCCTGGCTAACGTGTCAATGACCACTAATTCAAACTTGATGTCCTGAGTCGCTTGAATCTCATCCACGGCTTGTATGAGGTCTTGGATGTCCGTTGCACTTGATCTCAAGTTGATTTGTTTGCGGAGAAAGAAGACAGGCGCGCCAGATGGCGTGTTGTGATGCTTCTTCATGGCCTTGATACGCGCACCGATACCACCGTGACCTTCACCTGCGATGTACAGCACTGCACCTTCATGCTTGACTTGTTTTGTCAGGAATTCCCTGCCAGTTGCAATGCACTCAGCAATATCCAAGGCAATGAACGACTTGAATGACGCTGGTGGCGCGTACAAGGCGACAAATGCTTTCTTTGGGATGACGCCTTCGATGAGCCACTCCACCGGCTCATCATCAATGTCGTCTAGCTGTTCAATCCTGAAGGGCTGACGTAAGTTAGTTGACGGCTGCAACTCAAATTCCGGTGGCTCTGTTGCTTTTTCCTCTTGCTGCATGAACCTTTCGGGGATAGTTACATCACCCTCAATGGTCACGCGCTGCGAGTAGTTCTTAACATAGTCACTCAAGTGCTGCTTCGTGCCTGCGTAGTCATGCACGTACTCATATGCGTCCTCCTTGGTTTCTTCTAATTGAAGGTCCAAGACTCGGATGCTGTTTGCAACTGTCTTGATGGCCTTGACTGCTTTCCTTGCGTACTCCCAACCCACCTTGTCGTTATCCGGCAAGATGACCACATTGAGTCCCGCGAAGTATTGGATGGCGTCCTCAGGAAAGCTGCTTGCACCTTGGTGGGTGCAAGTTGCAATGACACCGATTGATTTGAGTGCGTCTGCTGCTTTCTCTCCTTCCGTGAGAAACACTGTGCGTCCAGCTTTCCTTGCGTCCTCAACCTCTGGCAAGTTGTACGGGACGATCTTTGCACCTGTGATTGATGAGTGCCTACGACCATCCTCATCAACTCTGAGCTGCTTGTACGTCTTTCCCTTGGCGTCATTGGTCTTGTATCGCTGCTTGATGAACAGCGTCACACCGTCCTCATCCGTGTAGTGCCACTCCTGCTCTAAGCTCTGCTGCTGCGGCAATGGCTTGATGCTGGCTAACAGTTCAGCGCGTGGCTCTAAATCTGGAAGTAGTCCGTAATCACGGATGGCTGAGAACACATCGTGCTGCTCGCAGCCACCATGACACTTGAACAGCGGCTTACCGTCGACGCCGTCAGTGATTGAGAGGCTAGGGTTCTTATCACCATTCCCCTGCCCATGAGTTGGCAATGGACAACTCGCGAGCCAACTGCCGTTGACCTTTTTCGCGTTGCCTAAAGCCTTTGCTATTTGTTCGGCTTGCATTAGTCTGCATCCCATTCTTCTTCTAGTGTTTCAATACGTTGCTCCAATTCATAGACCCTTTGAGCCAATGCAATCAGAAGCAACTCCATAAATTCGTGTGTGAGTATTTTCATAGGGACAAAAAAACGGGACAGCCTTTAAGCTGCCCCGTCTTCTCCTAGATGTTACAGAAACATCTCATCGTCTTCTACTTGGGCCACTGGTGCGGCTTTAGCTGGTGCTGAGTGCTGGATAGCGCCTGGTGCTGTGAACTGCAAGTCACCATCATCCTTTGCTGCGTCCATGCCTTCAGGCTTTGCAACCCACGACACCACGTTGAAGTTAGGGATGCGGGTTGTGCCCTTACCAATCTTCTCCAACTTGCTGCCTGTGTACTCAATCACTGGCAACTTGCCAGCATTGTCGGCGCGGTCTGCTGACGCTGCTTTGTAGAGAGCCTCCAAGCCCATGTTTGGGCCTGTACCGTTTGCACTCCACTCCACAGTGCCCAACTCCTTGTTGTAGAACTTCACGGAGAAACCGCGTTTGTGTTCAGGGGTTGGTTGCTTTCCTTTAGCGCCGAGACTTGCGTCTGGTTGCCAATCACGCGCACCTTCAGCGAGCAGCATCCAACCTGTTTGCACATTGTCAATGTCAAACACGACTTTCTTGAGTTATTCAGCCAAGCGTTTGCAGATGGCATGAAACGGATGTAGTTGCCTGAACCACTGTTACCTGATGAGAGATTAAGCATTTGAGCCTTTCGAGTTTAAAAATGCCACGAAGTGTGGCGGGTTTGGATTATTCACCAAGACCAACGGCTCTTGCAAGCGTCAGTCCAGAAGATTTCTTCTCGGTGATGTCATCCAGCAACACTCTGTCGTCTTTTGACAACAGCTTGCTTGCCTCTGCGGGGCTGATGATGGAGGTGATGTAGATCAACTCCTTGGCGATACCAGCATCAAGCAATGCTGCTGCTGCCTTCTCATCATTAGCCCATTTACGTAGTGCGCGTTTGGGTTGCAACTGCCAGCCACGAATGACTGAGCCACCCTCTAAACGGTCTGTGGCGTACTTTCTCAACGCCTTAATGTAGTCCTCTACCATGTCCACCTTTGCAAGCATGGCGGCGATCTCGTCCTCTGTCATGGTGTGCATGGGTGGCTGCGCAACAACCTCATTGAACACTTCAACGTGCGCAGGGCATGTTGCCTTGGCAGGACACCACTGACACGCCTTCTCTGATGGCGTTGGCTCTATTGCACCTTCAGCAATTTCTTTGAGCGCTGGCGTCAAGTTCTCCAAGGTCCAATCGTTCAACTCTTTGAAAGTCATCTTATGAGTGCGTGGCTCGCCATGATGCGGCTGAATGATTGCCAGCTCGATGTTTTTGAACTCAGCTTTAAGCTGGCGCATTGCACCGATGGCGTACAGCTTCATCTGGTCACTGTTGGCATCCACATAACCACGACCTGTCTTCAAGTCTGCAATCACTAGCGTGTCCTGCTCCTCACTAAAAGCCAGCACGTCAGCAGTGCCACCAAGATTGATGCTGTCCGACTCATAGATGGTGACGTACTGTTCGACCTTTAACGTGCCTAAGCGCAACTCAATATCACGCACATGATTGACGTGAGCCTGCGCAAAGTCTGCGTTTTGCTCTGTGATGGTGATGCCTTCAACTGTCTTGCCAATGAAGTCGTAGGGCGAGACGCCAGTGAGGATGCAAGTCTCAGCCACTGCGTGAATCGCTGTGCCGATCTGCGCAGCGTCACCAGATGGAGAGTCCGGTATGCCTGCGCACAGCTTGATGGATGCAGGGCAGTTAATCCAGCGCGATGCGGCTGAAGGTCGCAGTTTGATCTTTGTCATTGTTTTACTTTCTGTTGTACGAATTGGTTTCTTCTTCACGCTCATGGCTAAACAGCATGTATATCTGCGCCCTGATCTCCTGCGGCACAACCCAACCAAACACTTCAGGATTCAGCATGTCGCTGAAAATCTGATTGCGTTGTCTGAGCTGCTTTTGTGTGCGCATCAGCTCTTGCGTCAGCCAGTCAATGTGCTCGCGGGTGGCTTCTGATTCGGTCATAGCTGCTTCAACCCCCACATTGCAATCAGCACAGCTTCGGCGCGACCATCGTGCTTCACCAGCTTGAACAGCTCCTGCTTGTCAGGGTGCAGCTCCATTGCGCGGTGGCGTGATGCGTCTTTGCCGTAGCCTTTGTTCATGGTCCGTGCCCATACTGCTGGCTGCACGTATGAGACAGGCACTTCAAGCGCTGCTAGTACGCCTTCAATGACGCCAGCAGAGCGTCCAAACGCAAACATAGAGGAGACGCCTTGGTTTGGCATTGACGCCACCTTCTCGACTGCTGCATGTGTTGGCTTCATCTCACGCAGGATGCCCACCAAGGCTTGCGCTGACACTTGACGCTTCATCGTCTTGCCACGCTTGATCTCAACGACCGGCATGTCAACGACTTGCTCAAGACGACCATCAACGATCAATGCAATTGCGCCGTTGTTGCCCACATCTATACCGCACTGGCGAATCATGACGGCTCCTTTGTGAGCTGCGAGATGCGAGCTGCAATAAGGCGGTCAAGTGCTTGGCGCAGCTTGTCCACGGATGAAACAAGAGGAATGGTCTTGCCAGAGGACCAGCGCGAGACTTGAGCTTGGTCCAAACCAGCCTCACGGCTTACCTCTGCCATGTTGAAGCCTGCGTCAAACGCTCGCTGCTTGATGTCGGTGATGTATGTGGATGTGTTCATGTGCAGTATGTTAGCATGAACTTGACTACTTAATCACATGAGCAAAAAGAGGGTGACAGCGTCAACCGCCACCCTTTAAAGGCAACTGCATGGAGGAGATCCCCGCAGCATTGGCTGGAGAAACCGACCAGCCGATAAATATTTTAGTTTGGTGTTGCATAAAAAACACACCTGATAAAAATAAGTGTTGACGTGCTAATCAATTGTGATATGATTCACTCATCAACAACGCAACAGGAGAGAAACATGAACAACGACACAAACATGCAAATCATTGGTGATGCTGCTGACGAGGCGCAGTTCTGGGTGTACATCACCTTGGCCTTTGCTGCTGGCTTCTTGGTTTCACATCTGTTTGCCTGATGCTTTTTGAGGAAGAACAATATATGTCTGAGCAACTACAAAACGACATTGACGACATCGTGACCGACTTCATTTGCCGTTCGGGTGGCAAGTCTGGTTTAGTTCGTCCTGATGAGTTAGCCACCATGATTCGTGAAGCTGCAAGCCGTGGCGCAATGGCTGGCTGGCTTGGTGGCGTTAAGCAAGAGCGTGAACACTCACGCGCTAAGAATATGGAAACATCAAAATGAGAAACCGTTTAGAAGCCCTGATGATGGCGCGTGAGCTTGAGTCCTACCAAGCAGTTGGCACATCAAAGATTGCAAACCTGATTTGCGGATTGGTCAAGGACTTGGAAGTCGCAGAGCAAGAAGTCGAGTCACTTCAAGAGCGCATTAAGCAGCTTGAGTTTGATCTCATCATGGAGCAAAACCAGTGAGCAAGCCACGTAAGAAGTACAAGCCAAAGCCTGTGCGCCTTGACGCAACCACATGGGTTATCAATGGCTTCAGGAACATCAGCGAGACAGGTGATGTCGTTTTGCACTTGAAGATCAAGAACCATGCGTCCATCGAGTCACTGCGCAAGGGTGAGGCAACCCGTGTTGATATTGACACCATCATTGGTGCGTTCAACATGGCTGAAGCTCTGGCACGTTTGCAGATTGGCGAAGACTACTCAGCAGAGATCAAGGCAGGGCAGGACGCGCTGTTTGCTGTGGCAAAGCGTGGTGTGGACCGTGATGACCGCTTTGTCTTGAAGGCCACCGAGCTGGCTGCAATCAACCTCACGATGGAAGTCCATGATGCTCAACTAGAGATCACCACCATTGGTGAGCTTGAGAAAGCAATGGGCATTGTCACCAAAGAAATCAAGATGCGCAGAGCGCGTCCAGTTGTGGAGAGAACATGATTGACGATGATGAATCTTATGACGTGTGCTCTGCTTGCAGCGGGTCAGGTGAAGGAATGTGGGACGGCTCTCGCTGTTACAAGTGCCACGGCACTGGATGCGAACCAATAGAACAAGGGGATGACGATGAATTTAACTAGAGAACTGATGAATACATTGACTGGTGTATTCAGGATGCCAAGCGCAGACCTAATGGCTGTGCGTGAACTTGAAGAAGCCAAACGCTCTTTGCTGCAAATGCAGACAGCACAGGACTACGCCAAGCGTATGTGCGAGTACCACCAAGATCGATGCAAAAGGTTGACGGCGTACATTGCAAAGGAGCATGTATGAATCGAGATCAGGTAATTAAGCAAGCACGAAAAGCAGGCTTGGTTGTTGAACCTTGTGTAGATAAGGCATTTATCGCTATCCGTGTTGGAGAGGCTCCTACTGGCACAAACGAGCGCATGAGAATGACGGCAGACGGCGCAGTCATGACTGTGAAAGAAGGCTACTACTGGCAAGTTGGGTCAGTTGATGCTGTTGCCAACTACGTTAGGAGTTTGTCATGAGCGAGTTAGTTGAAGATGTGCTGTGCTTTGCATTAATCTGCTTTTTACTTGTGGTGTACGTCACATGAGCTGGGAGCTTGAGCAAGAACGTGAGCTGTTCTTAAAGGCACTTAACAACGCTATTGCTTGGCAAAACAGATGCGTCCATCTTTACGAGATCATTGAATTGATGTGCTTGGACGCAGAAGAAAAGTTAAAGGAGGCCGCAAATGACTGAAAACCTAAACCTACTTTTATTTTTGCTGGCAACGTGCGCTGCTGTGCTTGTCATTGTGGTGGTTGCAGTACTGGCAGTGATTGCCATAACGGGAGATAAGAAATGAAATACGAACTTGTAAAAGAAGATACAAAAACTGTAGCAGGTAGAACATTCTATCGAATTAAAGCGCTTGTCGATATCGGTTTTTCAGTGTCCGCCGGTGATTTGGGAGGATATGTTGAGTCTGAGATAAACCTGTCTCAGGTGTCCGGTGATGCTTGGGTGTCCGGTGATGCTTGGGTGTCCGGTGATGCTCGGGTGTTCGGTAATGCTCAGGTGTCCGGTGATGCTCGGGTGTCATCAAGCAACGATTGGCTACATATTGGTCCAGCCAAGTCGTCTGGCAGATTTACAACAGCTTTTAAAGATAGTGTTATCGGCGTACGTGTTGTGTGCGGTTGCTTCAGCGGAACAGTTGCTGAGTTTTCAAAATCAATTGAAGACACCCACAAAGACAATCAAGAACACTTAGAACAATACCGTTTGTTCTGTCAACTGATTGCTTTTAACTTTGGAGTTGAGAAATGAAACGACCAATCGAATCAGACTACATAAGCCAAGCAGCGTATACCAGAGCGCTTGAAGCGTACTGTGACCGACAAGACCGTATTCGACGTGCAGAAGAAGCGTTTGAAGCGTCACAGTTCAACCCCGACTGGTCAATGCTTGAAGCTGCACACGAATCTTTGCGTGAGCATATGTCGCGGATTAAAGAGCTGGAAGCTAAGCTGGCACAGCAAGAGCAAATTATCCAAAGTTATCTTGAAAAAGATAATTCACAGCAAGAGCAGGGTGAGCCTGCAAAGCTATGGTGTGAAACATGCGAAGGTACTGGCGAGGTGTATCAAGAGCATCAAGCTGGCTGCCATGTTGGTGGGCACTTTAAGTGCCCTGATTGCGATGGTGAAGGCTATATTGTTTCTGGCTTGTATTCCACAGCACCACAACAACGCACATGGGTTGAGCTGACGAGCCAAGAAACAGATATTGAAGCAGCCAAAGAAGAACAAGCGCATGGATTTATTTTGGGCGCTCTGTGGGCTGAAGCCAAACTCAAGGAGAAGAACACATGAAGTACCCGTCTTATTGTTGCCAGAAATGCGGAGAACTTATTGGCTGGCTTGGTCGGGTCATGCCATTCCACAAATGCAAGGAGAACACATGACAAAAACTGAGATGACAACACTCTTACGCAGCGTAGGAGTAAACGAGAACACGATCACAGCTATGGAGAACGCTTACGAACTTGGCGTAGAGATGGGTGTGGAACAAGGTATTAAGCAAGAACGTGCTCTGTGGGAATTGGCACAAGACAGCTATGAAGCTGATTTAAAGGATGTAAAAGCATGACACGAGATGAAATTCTGTTTATGGCTAGGCAAGCGGGTGGTGTTGATATAACAAACACTATTGTTGGGGTAACTTTTATCTTAGGTGCGGATACACCACAGTTTCTCGAAGCCTTCGCCAAACTGGTAGCAGCTAAAGAGCGTGATCGAATCATCGCAAAAAACTCCCTAGAGATTGAACGTTGTAACGCACACATCAAGATGTTAGAAGATGCTGTGTCGGCAGAGCGTGATCGCTGGATGCAGTTGTTTCTTGACCCTGAAAACCAGCCAACGCAGTTTGGTACTGCCACGCAAGAGTACCGCGAACAGGAAATTAAAGCCGAGCGTGAGGCGTGTGCAAAATTGGCAGATGACGTTGACCCTGTTTGGGAATCTGTTTCAGCCACAATTAGAAACCGAGGTGAAGCATGACACGAGATGAAATCATGGATATGGCTAAACAGGCTGGGGCAACTGAGGTGGATGAAGTTAACCCGCAATGCTTTATTGGGGATATTGCTTTTTCATTGGGGGATATTAAAGATTTTGCAAAACTGATAGACGCCAAGGCTACAGCTAAAGCAGTGGAACGTGAGCGTAAAGCGTGTGCTGACCTAATGTTTGAAATTGATTTGTGCGGTCGAGAAGGTGTGGCTTTCAAAGCAATTAAAGCAAGAGGTGAAGCATGACCACGATAAATGCTTTTCACAAGGATTTTGTCAAAACCCATATGCCTCAGTTTCTCACGGCAGTGAAGACAGATGACCGCCAGTTGCAAGCAGGCACAACGCTATCTAAGCACGTCACCGAGAAGCGCAAGACAGTGCCTTCTCATGGCTCTATGACAGGCATCTCAAAGGTACAGCGCGAGAGTGTGCCTAACCAATCCTTTCAAGACATCTCAGCGTTTCCTAAGACGCGCAAGATGGCTAAAGGGTGGGAGAGAAAGAAAGGGCGGGAGATGACGATGGAGCAAGTGCGTGAGGAGATTGACGCAAAGAAGCTGACAACAGCACAGAAGGCAATGCT